GAAGTTCGCGGAACTTCGGCACGGTATCACCCTGCCGCAAGACCCCAAGGCCAAATTGGCCGCCCTGGACAAGCAGTACCAACTTCCTGCCGGAACGCTCGAGGGTATGTGGTGGAAGGAGTCGCGCGAAGGTAAGCAGATCATCGGCCCGAAACTCAAGAACGGCGATCAGGCTATCGGGGATTTTCAGTTCACCTCTGCGGCGTGGAAGGACTGGGGCAACGGCGGCGACAGATTCAACTTCAATGACGAAGCGGACGCGGCTGGCCGCTACATGGCGAGCCTCACCAAGCGATACGGGGGCGACGTCAAAAAAGCTCTGGCCGCATACAACTGGGGGCCTGGCAACGTTGACAAGGCCGGCGCGAACTGGCAATCGCGGGCGCCGGCAGAGACGAAGGATTACGTGTCTCAGATCAGTGCGCGCATCGCTCAGTTGTCCACCGCAATCGATCGGCTACGTCAGTCGCCGCAGGGAATCCAGATCACTAATAACACCGCTGCGCGCGTGGCGGTTCAGGCAAACGCAGCAGCGATCCAATGAGCCTTTCCACAACCGTTTCGTCGGCGTTTCGATCCACGTACGACCTCGCCTTCCAGGTAAGCCCCATCATCCTGAACGGCGGGATTGTCGCGAACACGCTGGGCGGCATGATGCCCATCATCGGCCTCACCGGCCAGTTGGCATCGTTCGCCGCAGCGACGCTGACGAGCGGAAGCCTGAATGCGGACAACTTCTTCGCCAAGTTTGTGCCCGTCCCGGGTGGAACGGTAATTTCGAACGCCGTAGCGACGTTTCCGTTTGCCAATCAATCGGTAGCAGCGAACGCGATCATCGAGCAGCCGCTGGCAATTTCACTGCTGATGATCGCGCCTGTGAAGGAGGACGGCGGCTACCTGTCGAAGCTCGCCACCTTCACGGCGCTGCGCACCTCACTGCGCGCGCATAACGCCGCCGGTGGCACCTACCACATCGCAACGCCGTCCTTCATCTATCAGAACTGCGTGATGACCGGGATGCAGGATGTGACGAGCGGCGAAGGTGGGAAGCAGCAGCAGATCATGTGGCAACTCGATTTCATCAAGCCGCTGATTAGCGAGACGGATGCGCTGACAGCACAGAATGCCTTGATGAGCAAGGTGACGGGCGGCCAACAGATTATTCCCTCGGGTCTTGCCGGAACCTCGATATGGTCTAGCGCCGCCACGGCTGTAGGTTCGGCTGCGCAGGGTGCGGTGCAAGGCATTACCGGTATCGCCGGCGCCGTCAACACGTTCGTGTCTCAATAGCATGGCAACGCTCATCCCGCTCACCATCAACAGCACGATATCGCCACCCTTCTCGTCGGTTTTCACGCTCGACGGCGTGGCCTACTACGGCTCCGTCTCGTGGAACATCACCGCGCAACGGTACTACTTCCAGTTGCAGGATCAGGCGGCGAACGTGGTGTGGCATGGCGCGCTGGTCGGCTCCCCGTTGGGCTATGACATTCCATTGGCTCCTGGCGTCTTCGCCGAATCTGTGATTCTGTATCGTGAGGACACCGGGAATTTCGAGGTGACGCCTTGAGTCGGTACTTCGACATTACGCTCACACAGCCCGGCAGTACCGCCCCATTCCGCCAATGGACGTCCCATCCCAGCGGGGTCTTCAATCCGGCGGCACAGGACGTCGAGTTCGATTTTCAGATCGCCGACTATGCCGCGCTGACGAACATCTACGTCATCACGATCTACGGTGTGGCGCTCGATGATCTCAGGCAGGCGAGCACGTTCGCGGGGATGAAAATCGAGATTAAGGGCGGGATGAAAGCGGGATTGCCTCTCGCCAATCCGTCTCAGGCTAATACGCTGGCCGTCGCGAGCGTATTCCAGTCCTACGGCAACTGGGAGGGCACTGATCAGCGCCTCGATCTGGTCATCGCACCGTCGCCATACACGCTGGCTAACCCAGGAAACATCGTCCTGAACTGGAAAGCCGGACAGACGTTGGCGCAGGCGTTGCAGAACACCCTGTCCATCGCCTATCCGAACGTCCCGATCTCGATCAGCATCAGCGATCAGATCGTCCAGAGTCACGATGAGGTGCATATGAGCCCGACTCTTGAGGACCTGGCCCAGTACGTAATGGGCGTCACGAAGGGCCAGTTTCTCGGGACTGGCTATAGGGGTGTGCGAATCACAATCCAGAATGGGCGAATTCTAGTTTGGGACGACAAGTACACACCGCCCGTCGTTCAGATCAACTTCAACGACTTCATCGGGCAACCGACGTGGATCGCGGACAATACGATGATCTGCAAGTTCGTCATGCGCGGCGACCTCCAGGTCGGCTCGATCATCAAGATGCCGCAGGGGTTGCAGAACCTGCCCGGCATCGTCGGGACGACTCAGCAGTCGAACCCTAGCAGCCACAAGTACCAGACGTCATTTCAGGGCGGCTTTCAGATTGGCGAAATTCGCCATATCGGCTCCTATCGGACGCCCGACGGAGGCGCCTGGTGCACGGTCGTCAAATGTTATCCGCTTAATCCAACATGAGCGACGATTTCTCCAAGCTGTGGTTCCAGCAGAACCTGAACAAGGCTGCCGTCAACAAGGCACAGCTGGCGATCGGTGCGCTGGGGCGAGCGCTGCCCTGTCGGGTGACGAGAGTTACGGGGGCGATCGTGACGGTGGAATTCGAGGCAAACACCGCACCGTGGACGTTGCTTCCCATCACGATCCCGAAGGCCGAAAGCCCGTGGATCAGGATGCCGACGCAGGTCGGAGACAAGGGCGTCACGATGCCGGCCGACGCATACCTCGGAGGCATTTCCGGACTCGGCGGTGGCACCGCCGACATGCGCCGTCGCGGCAATCTTTCAACGCTCGTGTTCGTGCCGGTCAGCAACTCCGGATCGCCGCCGGACGATCAGGATGCCGCACAGATTTGCGGCCCAAACGGTGCGATCATCCGCACCACGCAGGGCACAAATTCATCGATCGTCACCGATCAAAACGGGACAACGATCACCTACGGTACGACATCCCTAGCGATCAATGCTTCTGGCATAACGCTAACGGTGAATGGCCAGACGTTCACATGGGGAGGAGCGCAGGCTGTATCGACGCTCCCGATCAAGGCGCCGGATGTCATCCTGCCGAATGGGGCGGTCAACCCGCACGTTCACAACGATCCACAGGGCGGCACGACGGGGCCGATGACTGGCTAGCGAAGCGGCGTAAAGACTTTCTGCGGATGCAGACATTCGTTCATAACGATAGTGAACATGCTTCCGGCAGGCACTCTCGCAGCGTCCGGGTCGAAATACACCGTATTGATGATGCCCTTGATGACGTCCGGAGGAAACCCTTCGGTTTTCGACGGAGGGATCTGCATTCGCTCGAGTGTCTCCTGTGGCGAAAGTCCCATGTCGCGATACATCGCGGCGAAGTGGAACGCTGCCGCTTCCCTGGTGCACTCGGCATCATTGCCCTGAGCAAGGGCTGTAGCTGAAACGAAGAATACCGCGCTTGCAATGAACCGAATCATCTCTTTTCGCCTTTCCTGACGATTGAAGTCACCCCGAAATCGTCGGGGTCGAACCGCGGGCACACGTCGCACATCTTGTCGACGCCTTCCGCCTGAATCTGATCCCGGATTGACGCCGGGTGATCGCGCTGCGCGCGGAACCACTGCAGCATGTGGTTGCAGGGGAACACATACGTCCCGTCTTCCGCCTTCGCTTCGAAATGGCGGAAGTACGGCGCGACGTGGTCAAAGTTGCGATACGGCGACAGGGGTTCGCATGGATCGTCGATCAGCCGGAAGCAATGCGCCCGGTAGTCGCGAGTAGCGCACGAGTCGGCAAAGCACCTTAGAACAGATTCGAGCAGATACGCCTGCTGCATTTCGCCGATGATCATGCGCCCTTGCGCATAGAAATGCGTTCCCTTCCATCCCCGCACGTAGTGGATCAGATCCATCGCCTGCGTCGCGCCCTCGAAGGTCCGAACGAAGCCAGCGACGTAAATCTTCAAGGTATCAAGATCGCGCTCCGCGAACAGGCCGGCCTTTCGTGCGACCTCTAGCGCCAACGGAAACGCCTCCGACCGACTTTTCACGA